GATGAAGGTAATGAAATTCAAGATACATGCCGGAAGGCATAGTGAACGCGGCGGTCGCAACCGTCGTTTTGTGGCTGGGGACGTGTTTGAGTCTGACAAGGATCTGGTGGCGATCTTCGGAGAGAAGTTTGAACGCCTGCCGGATGACGCTAACGTGCCCACCAAGAATCGAATTGAAGCAGCGGAAGATGTGTTAGTTGAAAAAGAGGTAACACTTGATCCTGACAGCGAGGACGAGCCGGACGTAAGTGATGACGACGACCCAGACCAGAAGGACGACGACGTTCTGCTGAAGGTTCGCATCGAGCGCAAGGGATCACGATACAGCATCGTCCGTACAGACACAGACGAGAAGCTCAACGAGAAGGGACTGACCAAGACAAAGGTAGCAGAGATGCTGGACGTGCTTGGTTCAGTTGAGATTGTGTCAGACGACCGAAAGTAGAAAGAAAAATGATGTCACCTGATCGCTCACATTGGAAAGTGCCAGCCATTTGGAAAGACCGCACGGTCGTTATCATTGGCGGTGGCCCTTCTGTAGCACAGCTAGATTTAGATGCAGTGTTAGGGAAACCGGCGAGAGACTTTCGTGTACTAGGGTGTAATGACGCTTACATGCTGGGCGATTGGGTGGATCTTTGCTACTTCGGAGACTACGACTGGTATCACAGCACTCATAGAGATGACGGTCGTGTTCATCGTGAGGTGTTGCTGAAAGAGTTTAAGGGAGAGATAGTGACCTGTTCAAAGAAGCTTGTACTGGACGATCAGGTGAAGCAGCTTCGTCGTATAGGAAACTCTCTTCAGAATCAAGGTGCTCGGATCGGTTGGTTCCGCAATACCGGAGCCAGTGCAGTGAACCTAGCACTGAGGATGGGTGCCGCAAAGGTAGTGCTGGTGGGTTTTGATATGACCTGCAAAGAAGACCCCAAGGCGTCAGAAGATGAACGACGTAAGCGGGTCCGACTCGGGACACAGAACGCCAAGCCGATGAACCGCGTGCAGCGTTATCAATACAACAAGGCGAAAGGGCTTGTTGCCAACTGGCACCCTAATTATAAGAACTATCCGAAGCCAGATCGTTTACAGAACATCTTCCTCCCCATGTTTGAGAGGATAAGTGTTCAAGTCAAAACAGTCTTCCCTGAAGCAGAGATCCTCAACGCCACAGAGGGCAGCGCCATCAAGTGCTTCCCGTTTGTCAGTTTGGAGGAAGTGCTATGATTTCATGTCCGTCATGTGGATCCAATCAGAGAACAGAGACTACGAACGTGTCGTGGCCTTTCCCTGTTTCTATCTGCAACTTTTGCAAGATCACCTATCAACACGGAGCACCTTCGGTCAGAGAGCTAGAGACTCTGTACAAAGACTCCTACATTCAGGAGCAGTACACTCACACTATGAAGCAGGACAAGGAGACTGCCAAGAAGAGATTGAAGCACTACAACTTTAAGTCTGGCACGAGAGTGCTTGATGTCGGTGCTGGTATAGGTGCTTTTGTTCACGAGGCTAGGAAGCTTGGGATAGATGCTTGGGGGGCAGAGCCCAGTACCGCTGTCAACAACAAGTACATCTACAACGGCTATCTGGATGAGATAGGCTTCCCGACTCAATCATTTGACGTGATCACGTTGCACGACGTGGTAGAACACTGCCCGGACATCACTGCTCTGTTGAAAGAGTGTGAACGGATCGTAGTCGACGGTGGCTTGATCTACGTTGAGATCCCAAATGTGTGGAATCAGGCAGGACACAAACACCGTAAGCCTGAACACCTGTGGTTCCCCATGGAGGAAGACGCTATCCGGTACATCGAGCACATCTCGGGATTTAAGCTACACAAACGATACTTTCCAATCAAGGGCAAGATGCTGTTGAGCTTTACTATTAAGAAGGCAGAGCCAGTCTCGATCCTAGTCCCTCCCGGAATCGGTGATGCGTACTGGAGCATGGTGAAGCTTCCCGGCTTCCTCAAAGAGAAAGGGATAGTCAACCCACACGTCTACATCTCCTCTCCCAACAACGGAAGAGACCGCTGTCACGCCTTTCTCAACCGTATCCCTATCGCCTACGCTGCCGGCTACAAGAAGCACAGCACCAAGTCTCCAGAGTTTCAGGAGGCTTACGTTGCAGATGGCCGGACGGTGTTTGAAGACGTAGCTGAGTGTGACTACTTCTTTGCGTACAATGGGATCATGCGATTCGGTAAGAGTATCGACGCGGTTGATCCACAGTATCCAGCTGAGTGGTTCCCGAGAATCTTCATCAACAAGAAGGAGCAGGAGTATCAACAGAAGCTGCAGAAGAAGTACGGCTCTTATCTTGTCGGATACTTTGTCAACGCAGGTATGTACAGCCACTGGCTGGAAGAGTTCCCAGTTGAGCAGATTCACAAGACCAACGTCCTACTGTGCAAGAAGCGTGGCTGTAAGATGCTGCTGATCGGAGCCAAGTGGGACAAGGAAGGTGTCAACGATCAGCTGAAGAAGCTGGATAAGGAAGACATCTATGTAGACCTCACCGGCAAGACCGACTTAGATCAATGTTTTGGACTGCTTCGTGGTGCCGCCGGAGTTGTGGGATTCCCAAGCGGCATCACGATAGTGTCCACCGTGTTCAAGGTTCCAACCCTAATGTTGTGGAACCAGTACTTCCATACTGGCTTCTGGCACAACGCTGTCCCTCCGCAGGCTCTCTTCAACTGGTATCAGATGGTAGACACAGCCACTACCTCGCCAGAAGAGATTCTGGACCGGTTAGAGTCAATCAGAATCCCACTGGAGGATGACAAGCGGACAGGACTGTATTGGAATGTCCACACTCGGGCACCCAAGCGCAAGGAAGATCCATTTTCAAAGGTGGATCCAAAGCTGCAGAAGCAGATCAAGAAAAACAATCCTTCCTTAGTTCGTCATTACAAGGACATCAAGGGCAAGCCTCGCAGGAAGAGCGGCCCTACAGGAAGGGACGTTGCGAAGCAGATCATAGTGGCTACTGTTCTCAGGTCAGGTGGGGACTTCAACGAGTCCCACGCTATACGCTTTCACAACAACGTTCGCAGGCTGATGGAGAACGTAGAGATTCGCTGCCTTACAGACTCGTCTTATACGGCAGAGAAATTGGGTTGCGATGTAGTCGTGCCTTTAGAGCGTAAGGATTGGAGAGGCTGGTGGAGTAAGATTGAATTATTCCGACGAGATGTAGGGCTGTGCAAAAATGATGTACGGGCAATCTATTTCGATTTGGATACCATCCTCGTCGACACGGTGGATGAGTTGACCACCTCTCCGTTGAAGTTTGCGATGTTGCATGGTTTCAAGCATCCGGAACGCAAGGCCAGCGGGATCATGGCTTGGCAGGGAGACTACAGCAAGATCTACAAACGATTGGCGTCCCAACTCCCTCCGTCTACAAAGCAGTGGGATCAGGTGTTCATCGCCGACAGCTTGGAGAAGGACTATCACAAGCCACAAGTGATTCAGGACATACTGAGAGTGGCAAGCTTCAAGAACGACTGCAACGGAACCAGACCGAAGAACACTCAGGTGATCTGCTTCCACGGTACACCCAGACCGTGGCACGCTACTGAAGATTGGGTGGTAAAGGAGCTTCAGAAAGATGCGTGATCCAATCTTAATCACAGGTTGTGCAAGAAGTGGCACCAGCATGACAGCTGGCGTCCTGTCATTCTGTGGAGCGACTGGTGGCAAGATGTGTGGGGCTACCTCGGCAAACAAGAAGGGCCAGTTTGAGAACATGGAAGTACGCAACCTGCTGATCAAGCCCTACCTGAAAGAGATAGGGGCTGATCCGATGGGGCAGAATCCGTTGCCGACACCTGCGCAGATAAAGCCGTTCTATGAGTTGAGACCAAAGATGCAGCATGTTCTCTACAATCAGGGATACCGCGACGAGAAGCCTTGGTTCTTCAAGGGAGCTAAGATCTGTTTGATCTGGCCTGTGTTCTCTTCTGCTTTCCCGAGGAGCAAGTGGATCATCGTCCGGAGAAAGGACGAGGACATCATCAACTCCTGCCTCCGTACTGGGTTCATGCGAGCATACCGCAACCGTGAAGGCTGGCAGGGTTGGGTAGATACCCACAAGCAGCGGTTCAAAGAGATGAAGACCTACCTAAAGGACAACGTCCGGGAGGTGTGGCCAAGCAAGTTTGTGGAAGGTGACTTTTCTGAGATTAAGGAAGTTGTGAAGTGGGTGGGACTACAGTGGAATGAAAAAGCCATCTTGGAGTTTGTCTCTCCCGAGCTTTGGTGCAAAGGAGGTAGGACGTAATGGCTACACGAGTTTCAGCGGCAGAAGTAAGAGAGATTGTTGATGTGGATAGCTCCATCAGTGATCTGACTCCTTTCATAGAGATGGCCACCCTTATTGTGGATGAAGAGCTTGACGACAGCGGTATAGGCCACACAGACGCACGGTTGAAACAGATCGAGCTTCTGTTGGCTGCTCACTTCGTCTGCATAAGAGATCCCAGAGTGGGCAACGAAAAGGCCGGACCGGTTGGAGCTTCATATCAGTACAAGCTTGGGCTTGGTCTTCAGGTTACCACTTACGGACAGCAGGCGATGATGATGGACAGTAGTGGCAAGTTGGCTGAGATGAACAACAAGAAGGGACGCAAGGCAGCTTCCCTGAAGACCATCCGGACGAAGGAGTGGGAAAACACAACGGACTATGACTCATGAGTATCATCACCAGAATGAGAAAACAGAACGCTGTCTACTGGGCACCAGCCTCAGTGGATGGTTATGGAGATCGTGGATTTTCAAGTCCTGTTGAGATCGAGTGTCGGTGGGACGACACCAACGAGTTGTTCCTTGACGACGACGGCAACGAGGTGATGGCGAGATCGACAATCTATCCGGACAGAGTTCTGGCGATGGGTGGGATGCTGAAAGAAGGTGAACTGGACAGCTCCATGGGAGACGATCCGGCTGAGTACAGTGATGCTTATGAGATCCGCAGCTTTCAAAAGATTCCGAACCTCAAGAACACTGAGGTTCTGTACATAGCAAGGGTGGTGTGATGGTAGGATCAGGCATACGGGTGAAAGGGTTAGACGAGACCTTGGCAAAGCTGAACAAGGAAGTGAACAACATCAAGCGTCGTTGTCGCTCTGGTATGGTTGCTGGTGGATTTATCATAAAGAGACACGCGCAGAAAAACTGTCCTGTTGATACCTCTAATCTGAAGGCGTCTGCGTTTGTGGTGTTTGACAAAGGCAAGGTGTTGCAGGCTGTTCACGAGATTCAGGTTCCTAATTTCAAGTCTGAGAGAACGATAAAGGGAAGTCGTGGGAGAGATCGCAGAGGACGATATGTAGCAGGATCTGTTCGTACTCAAAAAGTAGATACTCAAAAACTAACAGCAGAGCATCAGCGTAAAATAGGACAGGCTGAGGGAGCAGCTTTTGCTACTGGGCTGGTGTTTGTGGGCTTCACCGCTGAGTATGCTTTGTTTGTTCACGAGGACCAGGAGGCGTCCCACAATGTTGGTGGAGCTAAGTTTCTTGAGAGAGCGATCACAGAAAACTTTTCAGAGATCATCGCAGCGATCAGAATGGAGGCAGCGGCGTGAAAGCAGCAAGTGAAGTGATCAAAGACATTCTCGTTGCAGCAGGACAAGCCACGTTTGCAGACACAACAGCAGACTGGCCTCTGTTCATCTCTACCGAGCCAGAAGATCCGGATCAGGTCATTACCTTGTATGATGGTGATCCCCTTCGTGGCTCCTCTCTTAAACACGATGAAGCAGCGTGGCAGCAGATACAGGTTCAGATCCGTCTTAGGAATAGGGACTATCAGGCAGGTTACACAAAGATGGCTGATCTGTTGAAGACGATCGCTCAGAAAGGACTATTTCGGGAGGACGCTGATGAGTCCGGTGAGAACGACATCAGGTGGCATTCTTTTCGGGTGGTCAACGGTCCTTTGCATATTGGGAAGGATGATAACAAGCGGCATCTGTTCACAGCAAATGTTCGCGCAAGTAAAGAGGAGATAGCGTAATGGCAAAACGTAAAGACACAGCGAAAGCTTTGTATCGAGCGTTGGAGACTCGTGGGTGGATCCGTAATCGTTACGGAGCGATCACAGCAGACAAGGCTGACGGAACTCTGCTTCGCGTCAGAGTCGATCAGGCTTCCTTTGTCGTGGACAACAAGAAGGCTGACGAAGAAGGAAAACTCAAGTGGTTCCCGTTGGCTAAGGTGGGGATTGACAAAGTGACAGTGAATGAGAAGACTGGTGAGGTCACTGGTCTTGAAAAAATTGAGCTGAAAAAAGAATCAGCTTAGGAAAGGAGAAGGATAATGAGTGGACACATGAACGCACAGGGAGTGACCGTTGGTTTTGGTACCAGCAATTTCACAGCTGAAGTACTGGGGGTGACACCTCCGAACCTATCTCGTCCGGACATCGACGTGACTCACTTGGGGACAACCAAGTTCAAAGCGTTTGAGCCGGGAGATTTGGTGGATGGTGGAGAGTGTACTCTTCGGATTGCATACTTCCCGTCTGATGTGCCTCCGATTCGTGGGGTTGCTGAAGTGATTACCATCACGATGCCAGATAGCGGAGCCACAGCGGTGACCTTTAGTGGTTATTGCAAGGGGTTCGCTCCTGGTGAGATGACTGAGGACTCCAGAGTGGAAGCCACGATGACCTTGAAGGTTGCTGGGGCAGTTTCTATTGATGGAACGATTATTGGCGATTAGTTCACAATACGGTAACCAATCCGTTTCTTAACCAAAGAAAGATGAGGCAATAAGATGACGACTGAGAAGAAAGAAAACAAGATATCAATCAAAGACAAGATCTTCAGTGTGAAGCAGCTTCCTGAGCGTACCGTTAAGGTGCCTGAATGGGATGGGGTAAAGATTACTATACGGGCAATGAACGGAACGCAGAGGGACCACTGGGACCGTTTTACAGCACAGCGTACTTTGAAGGCTAAAGCCAACAACGAGACAGTGATCGACAACCTTGGAATGAACGCCAAGATCTTGATCATGACAGCTTACGACTCCGATGGAGAGCTGATGTTCTCTGAAGACGACATTAGTCGGTTGCAGGAGTGTAACGGTCAGGTGCTGGATCGTCTGGCTCAGATCTCTTTGGCTCTCAGCGGCATCGGAGTGGCTCAAGAAGCGAGTGCGGCAAAAAACTCATAGACCAGCCGGATCTTCTCTTCTGGTTTCGGCTGGCGGATCGACTTGGTAAGACAGTTGGAGAGTTGCAGGAAACGATGACAAGTATGGAACTGACATATTGGCAGCAATACGACAACCAGTATCCGGTGTGGCATCAGAGACTGGAGCTTCATCTCGGTTGGCTTGGTCTGCAGTTCTCTCGGATGATGGGGTTCAAGAAGATGGAAGTCAAACACTTCCTGCTTCCAGACGAAGAGTCAACAGCAACTCCAAAGAAGCCTGAACGCCAGTCCGTCAAACAGATCAAACACAACTTGTCTCTGGTGTTTGGAGTCAATCTGTTCAAGAAGAATAAAAAAGGATCTGACAAATGATTATTGACAGCCTATCTGTAGTCCTTGGTTTAAGTGACGCGCAGTTCAACGCCGGCATGATTCAGGCTCAGGGGAATCTCAAGCGATTCTCTCGTCATGCAGATAGGCTGTCTGCTTCTATGGATAAGCTTGGTCGTAGCATGACCACCCGCTTGTCCCTTCCGTTGGCTGGGCTGGCTGCTGGCGCGTTGACTGTGGCCGGCAGTTTCGACAGTGCCATGACAAAGAGTTTGGCGATCGTAAAGGGTGTGACTCCAGCTATACGTCAGGAGATGAGTAGTCTTGCTGTAGATATGTCTAAGAAGTATGCATTCTCAGCAAAAGAACTTGCAGACAGTTATTACTTTTTAGCGAGTGCTGGTTTAGATGTTAATAAGTCTATGTCAGCCTTACCAGTAGTCACCGAGTTTGCGCAGGCTGGTATGTTTGATATGGCGTCGGCTACTGACTTGCTGACAGATGCTTACTCCGCACTAGGACCCCAAATCCAAAAGACTGGGGATCTCAATAAGGACATGACCCGACTGAGTGACTTGCTTGTTGGAGCTAACACTCTTGCCAACGCTTCTGTTCAGCAGTTCTCTGAAGCGATTACCAATGGGGCTGGTCCTGCTATGAGAGCATTCAACGTGCAAGTGGAAGATGGTCTCGCGGTGATGGCTGCACTAGCTGATCAGGGATACAAAAGTAATGTGGCTGGCTCCCTGTACGAGCGGTTCTTGCGGTTGCTGACAAAGGCTGTTCGCGAGAATGGTGAAGAATTTGATAAGCTAGGGATCAAGGTCTATAACAGCAAGGGAGAACTGAGAGCTTCTGCGGACATTATTGGAGACCTCACGAGAGCTGTCGGCGGCATGTCTACTAAACAAAGAGGAGCAACACTGGACATGCTTGGCTTCGAGGCGAGAACACAACAAGCAATACTTCCGTTGCTGGGTTTGAGTGAAAAGATCGCTAACTATCGGACTGAGCTTGAGGCATTGGAAAGAACGACCAAGAGAGTATCTGAGGAACAGCTTAAATCTTTCTCTGCTCAGTTGAATCTCGTCAAGTCTCGGATCACTGCCGCTGGTATCTCAATGGGTGAAGACCTGATGCCGATGGCGTTAGAGCTAGCCGACAGTATTGGAAACTTGGCCGACTGGTTTGGACAGCTATCAGAGTCAGAGCGCAAGAGTGTCATCCAGACCGGCGCCATGGTGGCTGCTGCCGGACCGATGCTGTTACTTATGTCCTCAGCCATCAAGATGACTTCTACGTTGTCCAAGGGACTTATCTGGCTGGCTGGTAAGAGAATTGCTTCTGCCTCTGCTACAAAGGTAGAGACAGCGGCTATTGCTGAGAACACAAGAGCCAAACTTCTCAATGCCAAAGCAGGACTAGGAGCGACTAAGACCAAAGGAATGACCGCTGCTGGGTTGTTTGGAAGAGTCGGAGCTGTGGCTGCTGCAGGTGGTGCAGGTTACTTAGCTGGACGAGGTATCTCCAAGCTGTTCGGACTGGACGACAAGCTTGCTAAGAACTTGTGGAAGCCTCTGATGGGTGGCACCGAGTTGAACAACGATCTTCAAAAGAAGACAGAAGCTCTTAGAGCCCAGCGTCTTGAAAGAGAGCTAGCAAAGAAGAAGTCAGAGTCAGCTGAAGAAGCGAAGCCAGAGATCAGCGCAGAGGAAGCAGACCTTCCCGCTGTGACTGCGATCGATACCTTGACAGAAGCTCTTAAAGAAGTAGCAGACGCCAAAGCAGAAGACCTGAAGGCCACTAAAGAAGACAAGGCCACTTCTGTGCTAGAGACCATGTCAGTCAGCTTCAGTGCTTTGCAGAAAGGATCAGTGGAGGAGTATCGGGCACGGATGCAGGCACAGCGAAACACTGACAAGGTGAGGCAGTACCAAGCTAGACTGCAAGAGATAGCCAACGACGTATTGGTCAGTATCAAAGAAGAACTTGCTGAAAACAATACAGAGACAATCATCTTAACTTAGGAGCGACCGATGGCAATTGTAAGCGTACAGGAACACTACCTTCAACGCCCAGTGAAGGAAGGGACAGAGGGACGAGTCTACCACCGTAAGTTTCGTGTCAAGTTAGATTCCAGAACTGTCTCAGATCCAGCATTGGTTCTGTCTACTTCTGCTGAAACTGCTGGGCTTCCCGCTATGTATGAATCTTATCCGGGAGATGAAGTCTATTGGTGTGAGCAACGCAATCCCTCCAACGAGTCTCCTGACGGCTTGTTCTGGCTAGTAGACTGCATCTACAAGAAGAGGCCGGGACCGGCGACAGCCAACGGGTACTCTCACCCGACAGACGAGCCTCCCCAAGTACAGTTTGGCTTCGTCCGATATGAAGAGGTCGTAGAGAGAGCTTACAACAACATCGACGGACCTTTGGCAGCGAACGCAGACACTCAGGGGAGTCCGACAAAGAAGGTGAGCAACGCAGCCGACCAGCAGTTTCCAAACCCGCTTGTGGATGATCGTTACAACATGACCGTCACCGTCACGAGGAAGGAGCTAGAGTCTGAGACTGGTCCTGAAACTTGGGCGTTGTTGAAAGATACTATAAACGACGTGGCTATCACGATCGGTGGGATAGTGATGCCGCAGTACACTGGCAGGATGCTTGAGTGCAAAGGAGTGGTGAAGTGGGACAAGGACGGGAAAGGCTATTACGACTGCACCTACATCATCGAGTACGACAAGAACACCCACATCCGCAAGATTCTCAACCAAGGCTACTATTACAAGAACTACGCCAATGGAAGTGGTGAACTTATAGAAGCAAAAGATGATGCAGGTTTGGCGATGAGACAGCCTGTACTCTTAGACGCTTTTGGAGATCTGCTTGGTGAGGTCGATGAGACAGCAGATCCTCCAGTCGTTCCTATCTATTTGGACTTCCAAACAAAGTGGGCAGCTGACTGGACGACACTGGATCTGCCAACTACTCCTTTTGAAGAGGTATAGCGATGACGAACTTTGCATTTGACAGAAAGTCAGCTGAACGGATCGGTGAGACAGTTCGCCGAGTCGAGCAGATGCCTGTCGGAAGAGCAAAGGAACCCAACAAGCCTCTTGAAAGAATATCTGCCCCAGCCCGACCTCCGTGGCGTTTTGAGCAGAGGAATCTCACATCAGGTTGGATCCATCCTGGATTGATCTTGGTTCGTTGGGATATCTGGGTGGTGGACACAACTCCATATATCTACAACTGGGTGTCTGTAAATCCCGAAGGAGACAGCAGCGACAGCAGCGGAGCGGAAGCGGCTGATCACAGGATGTTGATAGACAACCTAGGCAACGGACTTGGACAAGCTCGCTCTCACTGGTGGATTGAATTTGAACTGGATGGAGCAGACATCACAGCCAACCTTAGACAAGGAGCGGCGTGGCCCTCTATGGTAACGGGAGACAACTACGGTCCAGGTGGATACCCAAGCACACCTGCTTACTACAATGTCCCTCTATTGAGTTTTGAGACAGCAGTGGAACAGGATTCCTCCGGTAATGATGAAGATAGGATAACAACATGGCACCAGCATCAATGGTCATCCATAAAACTGCCTCGCTTGTAACGGTAGTTTGTTTGATAGCAGTAGCTTCTCTGGCAGAGATAATCTTGCCGGAAGGTTTCTCCACAAACACCTACTGGCCGAGCGAGAACTATCCTTATCATGAGCGTGAGCAGGTGATAGGGATGACGCTGGCTTTGAACGAGAGGCTCTGTGCCATGTCTTGGGGAGACACAAACGCTATCCCATTTCCACTAGTTGAAGAGGTGGCTTCAAGGACGAACAACTTTGTGGTCTATACAAATGAAGTTGGTGATGTGATTCACAACTTCTTTGAGATCTGGGTCGGCACAAACGGGACAGTGGAGCTTCCAGAGATACGAAGCAACTTAGTCAACTACGCTCACTATGTACAGTGGGAGACACTGGTGGACGCGAAGGCTCTGCTGAAAGACTATGTTATTCCTGCTTACGTTGATCCGGTGGCCTTGCAGTGGACGAATCATTTAGCTTCCAGTGACATCCGTTATGGGCGAGCAGCTCCCTATCTTACGAATGGCCTTGTATATCTGACTCCGACAAAAGTAATTGAATACATTGGAGCACCCACTAACTATTTCGACAGTACTCCGTACTACGAAATTGGAGTGAGTTCAAACGGTCTTCGATTCATGCCAAAGATATTTGACCTTCTGATAGCAACAGGCTCAGATCAATGCGATCCCGATTGGGAAAGCTATCACGCTACTGGCGAAACATGCGCTCCCTTCTGGACCAACACGCAGGCATATTCAGAAAGCTATACCGGAGGATACTTTACCGCCACAGTTACCAACGTAACAGATGGCGGTAGCAACTCTTTTGTTCATCTGACAGATATTACGCCACCCTGGAACATTCCGGCACCGTATGACAATGAGCCATACTCAAACATTACAGCATACGCACTAAGCCCCGCCGCACTCGCGGCTTCCTATGTGCATGTTGCTATAATGCTTGCAACCAATTACACGCAGCTTGCACTTACAAACGATTACCAAGCAAACTGTACTCTTGATAGGCCAAGTTATTCTGTTGAATTCACAAACCTTTATTTTATTCAAGAGTTTACCTATGCGCTTACTTCTTTATTAGCATATGATATTATCCCTCCCCCATCGTGGCATTGCTACACGCTTGGCTCTTTGTGTTTATCTACAAATCAATGTTATACTAACTCTTGTGAGATTGCTAATACATGCGCCACCAACACCACGCAAATACCGTGGGTTCGTTTCCCAGATTGGATTGAAGATGAGTGGCATACCTTTTATAAGGGAGCATGGGATCAATCGTGGGTGCCATATTGCTGGAACAGAACGGTGGCGAATATCCTTAATGGCTGCGCTGACCCTCTTGGCGCACATTGGGACATAGAAATTGATAGCGGCTACTCAATTAACGGAACTTCTACGACAACAAACACACCGACTAATGTAATCGCAAACCTTACCGGAAAGGTAGCAGACTTGGCTGTTCGAAACGTCTGCACTAACTTCAGCAAAGAGATAGAAGCTTATCTGCAATTCACTACAAACCATTTATACAACGGTGAGGAGCTATATGAAAATCAAGGATGGGGACTAGTAGCAAAGACAGGAGACAACACAGACGCATTGAATGTGGTCCTCACTAACTTTTTCATAGGATCTTTGACAGAGTCTTACAGTCTTTCAAACGACGTCTACACTCTAAGCACTACAAATGATGTTCAGTGCTCACCTTACGAGTGGGTCCGCACCAACGTAGTCGATACAGGGACAGTATTCGGGATTCACTGGGCCGACCTACCGCTTGAGGTCACACAGGTGATCCAGACCGTAAGCACGAACAATGAAGTGATATGGCTTGGGGATGCTGCAAGCGGTGCGTTTTACACATATAACGTGGAGGTCGAGGAATGGTGGGGCACAGGAACAAATGTGTTTACAAACAGTTACACCGACTCTATGTATCCCTTCCGGATGGTAACAAATAATACCGGAGCAATCGGAGTTTACAGCAACGACTTGGACACCAATTGGGTCGGATGTGTCACCAATGGCACACCGAAGGAATATAACTACACTGATTGGGCAGGAACCACAGACTCAGGATGGCCGACAAATCCGCCACTGTCGTACTATGTGACATCTCCAATATTTCTGCCTATTGTGAATTGCAGCATGACCCTGCCTTACGAGTTTGTATTTGAGCATTACTATACGAGCACCTTGTATCCTGAAAGCTATTTTGAAGACAGAACCAATGACTTTGAGGGAGTGCAGTATAACCTCACCTCCGACATCTCTTCCCCATCTCCAGAGTCTTGGTTCTACGATCCAGAAGCATGGATGCTACCAGAGATAGACATACTCACATCAAGCACCGGACCCTATGCTGTCACGAACTTAACGACAAACACGGTAACGATATATCCATATTCGAACGACCTTGCCTATGCGGTTTTGCTGTGGGATCCAAGTTATATTGATGTCGAACCTTACACGACAAACTCCACGTATGAGCGGACGATCATTACTACAAACGAAGCAGGTCACCTCATCACTACTACCTACACGTCGTCCAACAACTACTGCTTCACATATCTTGTCGCAGACTACGCAACCAACTACATCAACGACGTAGCAGTTCCAACTAACGCTGTCTGCTATCACTCACAAGTGCCGGAGGACCACTCACTTTCTGTACCTGTAGGAGAACCAGTTTATGGAACGAACAACCTCGTAAATGGCAGAACATATTTCAACAGAGCGTCCGTTGAGAATTCCTATGCTGACCCAGAGATACTTGATGAGATTGTAATTCTTTGGTGGAACCGTTCAACCAATGGGTTCAGGTGGCTGACAACAACAAACGAACTGGTGATGCCATGACCAAGAAAATAATTCTTTTGGTTTTCCTTCTTCTGCTTTTTATTATATTATTCTCGTGGGTTAAATGTAGGCTGACTTTTACAATTCACGACATCACGAGACAGGAGTTGAAACAGATGACAGTTTTCCAGATAGGCGCTCCAAGAGTACCGATCGCAAGACCCATCTGTGTTGAGGCGGCTCCTCATGTTCCGGTGACTGGAAAGGTGGTTGTCTTGTGCGGTCCTGAGAACGAGGTAAGCGCCAAAGTGTTTCAGATTCTCAAGGACCGTGGATTCAAGGTCACCCAACCCTGTTCAGTGAACGAGCTTCTCCGGAAGGCTTATCCTTCTATGGCAGAGCTGAAACTGCAGGGACGAGGACTTGGGACTAAAGTGGAAAGAGTGATTGATGTGGCCACCGCTGGGCAAGGGAAAGAGATGGCCGGTTTGGCAGCAAAGACACTTGGAAGAAAAGGCTGTGGTTGTCAGAAGCGGAAAGATAAGCTGAACAACATAACCCTACGAAGAGAGATGAGTCATGTTAAGAAGAATCATTAACATCTATTATGATGTCACAAACGACAAGTTGCTAGACGCAGATGGTAACCAATTGGGACGATCGTCTCTTTGGTCTCGTATCTTTTTCAAAGAGAAACCGCTCCTGCGTATCAGGCTGGTAGACGGAGCGATTGGAACTCCCTATACCTACATGGGGATCGCTTCCACCTTCACTGCTGCGATTGATACAGACTTCGATCACGACACCGACGTGATGTGTAAGACCTTGAACTCAGGTATTAATCAGGACGGAGACTGGGAGACAGACGACTCGAGCGGTGCAGGAGACAGCAGTGGAGCTGGCAGTCAGGCAGACGCAGACCTCGGAGAGTTCTCCATCCAGATCAACGCCAACACCTCCAGCTATGAGTCAAAGATAGGAACTAAGAAGTCACTCAACGCCACTTTAGAGATAACAGGCTACGACGGATCTGGCAACCGAGTCGGAGTGATAGCTCTCCCAATTGCCTGCTACAACCTGCTAGACGTTACAGGCAATTCAGCGGTTCCTGTCGTCAGTGGCATATCTGCTTCCGCTGGCTCTGTCTCCATCTCAAGCGGAGTGTCTGTAGTGACAGTCTCCGGTCTTGGTCTTGACGAAACTCCGTCACACGTTCTTACGAGTATATCAAAACCAGATAGCGGTGGGTTGATTCTGTTTTCATCGGTGAGAGTTGATTCAATATCTACTGGTGGATTCATAGTAGACCTATCTGGACAGACAGATGGAACAGGATACAAACTAAACTATATGCTAGTTTATTAAGAGGAGACTGATGAAGAAAGAAACGAAAAAAAGCAACTTGATAGTGGGATGGTTTCTCGGCGTCCTTTGCGTAGTGGCAATGGCTGCCGGATCTGTTCCGATCTTGAATGGTTTATTACAGTCCAACTTGGATGGTGGGGGCTACGCTATAACCAACGCAACCTTTAGCGGCACTCACATTGGAGATGGTAGTGGGTTGACAGGAGTCACAGCGACAGGTACGAATACGGCCTCTAATGTTTCAGCAACCGGCACTTACGCCAATGTTCAGGTGGCGATTGAGGGACTGGAAGCGGTGGACGCCACGAAACAAGATGCCAGCACAGCGGCAACAGATGCGGAGCTGGCGGCGGTCAGCAATGGTCTTAATAATGCGAAAGCAAATCTTACGGGCGGCAACACGTTTTCCGGCGACCAGACGATGAACAATGATATCCTGTTTTCGACAGGCACAACCCACTACCTGCGGCAAGTGAACGCCACAAGCACTAATGAAATGTTTAGCGTTGGATTCGCGGGGAAGCCAATTAGTACATATCGCTATTCATCCCTTGGCAAATATGGATGG